CCTTAAACAATGTAACCAAAAAGTATTTTATTTGGGAAGCGTCTTATGGCTCAACTTTAATTCAGTCGCCCAGATTAAAAATTGCAAGATTTGGTCTCAGCATCGAGCATCGATCCCAAGACGGAATCAACACCAATTTAAATAGCTACCAATTCAAATTTATGACGAGAGATTTGCTTGAAACAAATGCAATTATTCACTTTCTTCATGAAAGGAGTGGGGTTGAAGCGTTTATTTTTGAGCCGCCGAAACCTTTCAAGGCCAAAAAAATGTATACCTGCGAAGAATGGGAAGTAACATCATTAAAAAGAGAACACTTTGACATTACAGCTACATTCAATCAAGTTAAACCGGAACCCTATGAATTAATATTACAATAATAAAATGACTTTAACAAGAACGCAAGCACAAACATCCGTTAAGCAGGTTCAGGCTGAGTCCGCAAAACTACAGCCATCTCCAATATTAACATTTATAGAAATTGATCTTACTGATATTCTTTTCGAAGATGGCAAACTAGCATCTTTAACTGGCAATAACCTACAAGAGGAGCAAATTAAAATTTTTAGATTTCACAACAATATCAATCTAATTAACAGCAATATTGTTTTTCAAGGCAATACATATTACGCCCTTCCTATAATGATAGAAGGGTTGGAGATAACTGGCTCTGGAACTCTCCCAACTCCAACTTTAACATTAAGCACAATCGAGGAAGGGAGCGCCGCCTTATCTTTGTTAAAATGCCAAATTGCCAGCCTGAGAGACCTTGTCGGGGCCAAAGTTACAATAAAAAGAACTTTTTTAAAGTTTATTGATGAAATTAATTTTGCGGGAAGGAAAAAGCCTGATGATTATGAAGAGTCTCCGAACAATGAATTTACCCCACAAATCTATTATGTAGATAGAAAGGTTGAGGAGAGTAAACTTGTCCTAAAATATGAATTGAATTCTATTTTTGACCTAAAAAATATAAAATTGCCATCCAGACTTATATTCGCAAATAGATGCTCTTTTAATTACAGAGGGACAGGGTGTTGTTACGAATTTTCAAATTCTAGGGTTTCTGGACCGAGTAGACTTTCAGAACTTCATGATGGTGTTATTGAGAAATATCTAGGAAGAAATGGATATGCCCCTCCGGTAACAAATGAAGCAGGGACAAAATTTGAAGAACTTTATGGAATTAATTATTTTAATTTAAGTGATGTTGAATTACTCGATTATGATAAGGGGGAATACGATTCTGACGAAGAGTATTTACAGGCACAATTTATTTATATAACAAAAGGTGGAATCAACTATTATTTTGTTGCAAAAAAAGCGGTCCCCAAAAATACACCACCGCCAAACAACTTCTTTTGGGAAGCCGATCAATGCACGAAAGATATTAAAGCGTGCCAACTGCATTATGGCGCAACAGAAAATCCATTTGGAGGCTTTGCTGGGACAGAAAAGCTAGGACAGAGGTAGTGTAAAATATAGTAATAAAAAAGGTATAAGGAAAAAATTGATGATTGAAAAAATCAAGCAAATTTGTTTAAAAGCACCCAAAGTTGAATCATGTGGGCTTTTTATAATGAGAAGTGAAGGCGATAGCCTTCTTTATTTCCCCTGCGCTAACGTTCATCAAACCCCAGAAACAGATTTTGAAATTTCAGCCAACGACTTTATTTTGGCAGAAAATCTCGGCAAAGTAATTGGAATCTACCACTCTCATACTGAAAATTGTTTAGATAAACCATCTGAATTCGATCATTACTATTCTGAACTTACTGGTTATTTTAATATTGTTTACATTATGTCAAAAGATCAAATTTTTATTGTAGACCCTTGTAAAGTAATATCAGAAGATATAAAAAGGAAGATTGGCCTTTAGAAAAAACATTATGATTGACGAAACCCTCACCAAACAAAAAGAAATCATTAAAGGACTGGCTTTTTTAAATCCTTATGAGGAGATTTGTGGCGTGATTCTCAATGACGGGACAGTATTTCCATGTAGGAACATATCAAATAAAAGGGGTGTGCATTTTTTAATAGATCCAAAACAACTTGAGCCAATTAAAGATAATATTTATTGCACCTATCATACCCATCCATTTTCAACTTCAGTTCCATCTAGAGAAGATGAATTAATTGCCAAAAAAATAAAAAAATCGGGGCTAATATTCTCTTTATTAGATAAATCTTTCTGTTTTTACTCTCCTAGTGATAAGCCAATCCCTCTTTTGGGCCGCCCATTTATTTTAGGCACATTGGATTGTATTGAATTGGTAAAGGATTATTACACACAAAATTTAAATATCACCCTAAAAGATAAAAAGTTTTTTGATTTGAGATTGCTTTCTTATACAGATATGCCAAGCAGTCCCTATAATAAAGAGGAGTTTAAGGATATAATGAAAGATTACTTCATCTCCCTTGATTTTTATGAAGTGAATGATTTAAAAGTTAATGATGTTTTACTTTTTAAAGAAAAGGGTATTATACCAGCTTGTCATGCAATGGTTTATATTGGGAAAGGAGAATTTCTTGGACAGTCTTCGTTTTCTGTTTCAAAAGTTCAATCTTTAAAGCACTTAGTTGATTCCGGCAAAATAAAACAAAAAGCATACTCAATATTGAGGTTAAAAAAATGAAAAAAGAGAAAAAAGAATTAACAAAAATTAGACTTCATGGATTTCTCAGCAAGAAATTAAAAAAAGAGTGGAATTTGTCGGTAAAATCTGTTGGCGAGGCAGTCCGAGCGATTGACGCTTTAACCAAAAATGGCCTAACGAACATTCTTTATCAAAAGAATAAAATACAGGCGCGCTATAAAATTATCATTAATAATAAAATTTACAAAAACAATGAAGGATTAGAAGACGACCTATCAAAAGTTAAAAACTCCTCTTTGACAATAAAAAGAAAAATTAAAACATTAGATATTGTGCCAGTTATTGAAGGCAGTGGGAAAGCATTTGATGCTTTATTAACAGTCGTTGGAGCGGTCCTGATGGTTGTAGCGATTGTTGCGTCTGCTGCCCTCGGACCTTGGGGTCCAGCAATGTTTGTAGCTGGTTTAGGAATGTTTGCCGCTGGAATATCAAATTTGCTTTCAAAACCACCTTCAACCCCTGAGTTGGAATCTCAGTCTGAATCATATTTATTTAGTGGCCCAGCTAATGTAATAGGTGAGGGTCGTCCAGTTCAAGTGGGTTATGGGAAATTGAGAATTGGCTCTCATCGAGTTGCTGCGAGTTTTAAAGTTTCCTATAAGACTGACAATGGAGATGTTGTTGACTGTTATTAATTAATTGGTTGATATTATGATTATTCAAGGATTTGGAAAGGGAGGCGACGTTCGCCAGCCAGTTATAGAAAGTGAAGGCGTAACAGTAAATGTCGCAGGGAATTATGCGCGTTCAAGTTCTAAGACAAAAATCGAAGTATTAGATTTGTTGGGCGAAGGACCGATGCAAGGTCTAGTCTCTGGCTATTACAGAATGCATGGTGGATACCTTGGAAGAACTGGTTGGGCTGAAGCTGAATTTATTCCTTACAATGATGGCATTTTATCGGGAACAAATATTAATTCAGGGGTTCTAAGATCAGTTTATTATAATAATGTCCCAATTTTAGATTCTTCTGATAAGTATAATTTTAGTAATATTCGATTTAAATTTGTAAATGGCACCCCAATGGGCGCAACCGGAGTTGGCGCTGAGTCCATTTTCGATGATGAGCTGACAATTACTAAACAAATTGGTGAACAAATGTTGGGGCCAAATTATAATTTTAGTAATGATGGTATGCCGACTGATGTTTTAGTTGACGGTAACGAGCGCTTTGATAAATTTAGAGGGGATTACGATAAACTTTATGCAAGGGATCAGGATGCCGCAATAATCAATAGAAAGGTCTATCGTTATTATGATAAAAATATTGTCGCCTTTGATGTTAATGTTAGAATTAACTCTTTAAGTTATACAGAAATCATTGATAAAAATAAATACGGGGACAATCTTTCTTATTATCTCGACTATGTTATAAAAGTTAGACCAATTTTTAAAAATGAAGACAAATCTTCTTTGTTCTCCTATGAAACTGTCAAAGATGTCTCTCTAAAAGGAAAAGTTACAACAAGTCCTTTTTTGCAATCTGATAGAATTGAGGTTGATGATTTCTCTGAACAATCAGACTTTTTAGCGTGGGAACTGGAAATCATTAGAAAAACTGCCGACGCCATTCATCCAGCGGTAACTTGTAATGCAACGGTTGATTCAATCACTCAAATCTATAATCAAACTTTTCGATATCCAAATTCAGCAATGGCGTCAAACCTTTATGATGCTGAGTTCTTTTCTGAAGTGCCAGAGACAAGTTATGATGTTGAAATGTTAAAAGTTAAAGTGCCGGACAATTTTGACCCAATTACAAGAAGTTATGATGGAGATTGGGATGGGACTTTTTCTACTGAAAAAAAGTGGACAAGTGATCCAGCTTGGACATTTTATGATATTTTAACTAATAAACGCTATGGTGTCGGCAATTACATTGATGAAGATTTGGTTGACAAATGGTCTCTCTATCAAATTTCTCAATATTGTAATGGACTGGTGAGAGATGGTTATGCCCCTTCTGAATCTCCATATTCTGGACTGGAGCCTCGTTTCGAAACGAATGTTTATCTCGCTCAACAAGATGACGCTTATCAAGTTATAAATGACTTAGCGAGTGTTTTTAGAGGAATGACATATTATATTGGAGGTTCTATTGATGTTAGTCAGGATGCTCCAAAAGATCCTCGTTTTATTTTGACAAACGCTAATGTTGTTGATGGTAATTTTGTTTATTCAAGTTCAAGCAAAAAGAGCAGACACACTGTTGCCCTTGTTAGATACAATGATAAGTTAAACAATTATAATCCAGCAGTCGAATATATTGAAGATCCAGAGGGGATTAGGAAGTATGGATTAGTTCAAAGAGATGTTACGGCAATTGGTTGTGCTAGTAGAGGGCAAGCCTTTCGGCTTGGGAAATGGATATTGACAACTGAAAGAACTGAGACGGAAACGGTTAATTTCCAGATGGGGATGGAAGCCCAGTATTATAGACCAGGCGACGTGATTAAGATATTTGATGAAAATAAAACTAAAAAACGATATAGTGGCCGCACTTTAAAAACCGAAATCTATGACTACCCAAATGCGAGTGGTGCAGTTATTACATTGGATAGAAAAATACCTTTACACAATTACGAAACTTACAAATTCTCCTTGGCTACACCAACTTATTCTTATGAATCTTCATTGGTTAATAAGAGTTCCGATTTTAATTCAACAAATATTAGTGGTTTAAAAAGAGGAGCAATTCAGGAAATTTATTTTACCGGCGGCCCGACAACCATTTCTCACAACAATGGTTTAACAACAATGTATTTCACTGGCGATTCTTATACTGGAGCTGGAATGAATCAATTCAATACGGGGGAATATAGTGTCACTAATAATTTAATTTTCGCAATTGAGCAATCTGGAAATATAGCTGACAACTGTGAATTTGAACTTTATAAAGTAATTCGTGTTGAAGAGCAGGATTCGTCGCTTTATAATATTTTCGCAATGCAGCATAATTCTGGCAAATTTGACATTATTGAGACTGGGCTTTCTTTCGA